CAAACGCTGATGAGCTGCGTGGTGCAGACCGAGGTCGAGGACACCGATGACATCGCCGCATTGCTCGAGGTGCTGCAGAGCGAGGGCAGCGCGGCCATCCTCATCGGCAGCAAGTCCGTGCCGAAGGGGAAAAAGGCGCAGAAGGATCTGGACTTGGCGCCGACGGCGAACGTGACCGCAGACCAGGCGGCAGCCGGTGAAGGCGCTGACGCCGTGCATTGATTCGTAGCGCGACTAACAACAGGGGAAAACTATGAACATGCATTTTATGCAAAGCCAGCTTCCCGGCGCCGGTCTGAATGCGACGCGGAACCGCGACCTAGCGAATGCCAACGCCATCCCGGTCCGCGTCTCACTCGAGGAGCGTCTCGACTATCTACGCCGTGGACTTGAACGGCTCATAGCTGTACGCGGCCGCGTGGAATATCTCGCGGACCGGCTCTCGAACGACGGGACGGGAACGCCTGAATCGCCAGTAACTCCATCGCCGTCGGGCCTCTCGAGCAGATTCGGCGAGACCATCGATGCGTTTCACACCCAAGTCGATGCGCTCGAGCTGCTCGTCGGGCGCATCACGGCCGCATGTTTCGACGAGAAGGGCATGCCGCCGGCCGCGCAGCCAGGCGCGATAGTTGGGCGCCGCACGTGATAACCGTCGGCGCTTACATCGGCGGCATCATCACCGGGCTGTTGCTCGCGTGGCTGCTCGAGGTGAGCGATGACGATGGCAGCGGCGATGCTGATGGCGATGGGATGTGGCCATGACCGAGACCATGACCGCCGCCGAATACCAGGCGCTCGCCGGCAAGGGACGCAACGCCAGCCGCTCGCAACAGGTTCGCCGCGTGTTCCTGTTTCAGATCAGCGCCCGCAAACTACCGACGCCGCGCAGTAAGGAACACGCCGACGGCGAGGTGGTATTCATGGACGGCGAAGTGGTGCACCGGCACACGCGCCGCATGAAACACCGCAAGCGCTCGCCAGGCTGGTCGTTTGACTTCGCGTGGCCGGAGCAACGGATCGCCGTCGAGGTCGAGGGCGTGAGCGTGCATAAGGCTGACGGCATGTTCGTCATCGGCGGCAGACACGGATCCATTGCCGGATTCAAGGAAGATTGCGAGAAGTACGCGTGGGCTGCGGTCATGGGCTGGCGCGTGATGCGATTCGAGCAGGGACAGGTGAAGGCTGGTCTAGCTATTGACATGCTCGTCCGGTTGTTTGCGGCGGTGAATGGATCACCAGTGCTCGAGGTACTCACACCGAGCGGGTGGAAAGCATCAACACCGGAAGCAACGCTTGGGATGCATCTGCCTAATTCGCCACGCATCACCGACGAGCTGCAGTTCGGCCATGCCCACGAGCCGGACCCGTTCTGAGGCCGAATGAAATTGACCATTCGCCCCATCACACTCGATCAGGCGCAGACATTCGTCCATGATTGGCATAGGCACAATCGCGACAACGCTGGCGGGTGTTGGGCAATCGCCTGTATGCGCGGCGATGAGCTGGTCGGTGTGGCGATATGTGGGCGACCGGTGAGTCGCGTACTGCAGCGTCGCGGCTATCTAGAAATTCTGCGCGTGGCTGTACTCGAAAATGTCGAGGGCGCTTGTTCGATGCTGTATTCGCGGTGCCGGCGCATCGGCCAGCTCATGGGATACGAGCGCTTCAGCACCTACAACCAGCCAGGCGAAACGGGCGCGAGCCTCGAGGCCGCAGGCTTTATCAAAATCGGCAAGGTACGCGCCAGAAACTCCGGCTGGCAGAATCGGCAGGCGCGAGCACAGCATCCGAAGCAGGATAAATTTCGTTGGGAGTCATTGTGAGCCGAGGCGTCACTACCCGCATTCGTCACGCCGGCGCCCGGGTCACGTTTCGTACTTTGTGCGCGCGGTTCGGGCTGCCGTACTATGTGCTTTGGCGACGCTACGCCCGCGGCGATCGTGGGGCGAGGCTGGTGCGGCCTGTCGAGGAAAAGTTCGGCCATCGTGGCCGCTGGAGTGACGCCGATGCGATTGAGCCTCAGAGTCAGAACACGCAAGTTCGTGCTGCGCGTTCGTTCGTGAACGGACCGACGGTGACGACGTGAGCACCCAATTTACCGGCCAACCGACTCGACCAGGGCGCGTGGCTTTGGTCAACGCCGGCAGCTCGTGCGACCTCGACTACTCGAGCCGCGACGTCGACAACGTGCTGGAGGCGCCATCCTCCATGCGCTACCGCATCGACAACCTCACCGATTCGGTTGTGATTCTGCAATGGACAAACGTACCCACGCCCGGCACGGAGGGGAGCGTGACTGTCAGCGCTGCACTCAACGCCATGACGCGTCAGTACCGCGACCGCCAACTGAATCAGGCGACATTCGAGGCGACCTATGCCAATGGCGACATCGCCACCTCGCTCGCGTTGTATGAGCTGTGCGCGGTGTTCGCTGGTCTGAGCAGCCAGTAATGGGCGACCGTCGGCCATGGACACCGGAGCGCGTGCGCGAACGGATCCGCGTCACGAAACTGGTGCAGGCGCTCGAGCTTCACGCGCTCGGCAAAATCGAGATGAGCCCGAGCCGCATCCGTGCCGCGGAGGTGGTGCTGAAGAAAGCGCTACCGGACCTGACAGCCGTCGAGCACTCCGGGTTCATTGAACGGCCGCCCACTCGGGAAGAAATCCTTGCACGCCTTACCGAACTACACGCCCGCGCAGTTGAACGCGTTGACAACGGAAGAACTGACGGAGCTGCTCAACCTGACCTCGGCGCACCAACGACTCATTGAGCGCGAGAAAATTTACAGCTACTACCCGGACACCGGGCCGCTGCGGCGGGAGCTGTATCAAAAACATCTGAAGTTCTTCGCTGCCGGCGCCACCGAGAAGGAACGGTGCATGCTGGCCGCCAACCGCGTCGGCAAAACCGAGGGCGTTGGCGGCTATGAGCTCACGCTGCATCTCACTGGAGAATATCCGGCGTGGTGGGTTGGCAAACGATTCGAGCGCCCTACCAAGTGGTGGGCCGCCGGCGACACGAGCAAGACGGTGCGCGACATCCTTCAGGCCAAGCTAGTTGGCCCACCAGGCAACGCGGAGAAGGTAGGCACGGGCCTCATCCCGCAAGCGCACATCATCCGCACCACGCCAAAGCAGGGCATACCCGACGCCATCGAATCGGTGCACGTCAAGCACGTGACCGGCGGCACGAGCGTGCTGCAGTTGAAGTCCTATGACCAGGGGCGCGAGGCGTTTCAAGGCACCGAGCAGGACGGGATCCTGCTCGACGAGGAGCCGCCGCTCGAGATTTACATCGAATGCGTCATACGCACGATGACCACCGACGGCATCGTGCTCTGCACGTTCACGCCGCTCGAGGGATTGAGCTCGACGGTATTGCACTTCCTGCCGGACGGCTCACTCGACAACGCCACCCGGTTCGTAGTGATGGCCTCCTGGGACGATGTGCCGCACCTGTCGACCGCGCAAAAGGATTTGTTGTGGGCATCGATTCCGCCATATCAGCGCGACGCACGCAGCAAGGGTATACCGCAGCTCGGCTCTGGTGCTATCTACCCGGTGCCGGAGTCAGACTTCCTCTGTGATCCTTTCGACATCCCGGTGCATTGGCCGCGATCGTATGCGCTCGACGTCGGTTGGAACCGCACCGCGGCGCTGTGGCTCGCCAATGACCAGCAGAACCAGACGGTTTACCTGTATTCGGAGCACTACCGCGGCCACGCGGAGCCGTCCGTCCATGCCAACAGCATCCGCGCGCGTGGCGAGTGGATACCAGGCGTAATCGATCCGGCTGCCCGCGGCCGTGGCCAGAAGGACGGCGCCATACTGCTGAACGATTACCGCGACTTGGGTCTCGAGCTCACCGAGGCGGACAACGCGGTGGAGTCCGGCATTTACGCAGTGTGGGAACGGTTGAGCGCCGGTCGCTTGAAAGTGTTTCGCACCTTGCAGCACTGGCTGTCCGAATACAGGCTATACCGCCGTGATGACAAGGGCCGCATCGTGAAAATCAATGACCACCTCATGGACTGCACCCGCTATGGCGTTCAATCGGGCGTGGCCATCGCAGTCGTGAAGCCCGTCCCGCGCAGCGAATCGAATCATTTCCCGTCGGAGTTTTAGATGGCAAAGAATCGCGACGCAGCCCCGCAAATGGACGACTTGGTAGTCGAGGCACGCCAGCGCTACACCGACGGCGAGGCGGGCGACAGCGACAACCGCCGCGACATGGCCGATGACCTTCGTTTCACGTATGAGCCGGGCTATCAGTGGGACGCCACCGCCAAGAGCAAGCGCGTCGGCCGGCCTTGCTACTCATTCAACCGCGTCATCGGTGCCATCAACCAGGCCATCGGCGAGCAGCGGCAGGTAACCCCGAGCGGCAAGGTGCGCGCGGTGAGCAAGGACGCTGCGGTGTCTACCGCCGAGGTATATGGCGGCCTGATGCGCAACATCGAAAGCGTGTCGCGCGCCGAGGACATTTACGACAACCAGTTCAAATACGCCATCGCCGGCGCTTACGGCGTGTGGCGTGTGCGGCCTTACTACTGCGACCCGAACAGTTTCGACCAAGAGCTGCGCATTGAGGAAGTGTCGAACCCATTCACCGCGATGTGGGATCCGATTGCGACCGACCCGTGCAAGCGCGATGCGTGGTGGTCCATCATCGCCGAGCGGATGCCAAAGGAGGAATACAAACAGCAATTCCCGGGCTTCCGTCCGACCGCGTTCAACACCATCCGCGACAACAAGGGGTGGGTAGGCGACAAGGATGTAC